TGATGTTGACCTACCTAATTGTATTGTAGATGTTAAAGCAAGTTGGAATAGAACAACCTTACATAAGCAAGTTATTGAAGGTTTAGATAAGGATTACGAATGGCAGCTTATCGGATATTGTAACCTATACAAAAAACCAAAAGGAATATTATTTTACGGGCTAATGAATACACCAGAAACAGATTGGAGTGATGAGGTAGTATTTGAAGACATGCCAAACGAATCGCGCTGGTTAGCTTATGAAGTACCGGCGAGTGAAGAAAAGATACAGGCTATCATAGAACGTGTTAAGCAATGTAGAGAGTACTTAGTGGAATATGATAAACTGATTAAGTCTAAATTGGGGAGGGTAAATTAATACTTTGTTTTGTATTTAAAAAATTATCCTTACATTTGCAAAGTTGTCTGGAAGCAACGATATAAAACATTACTTTAGAACCTTCATTTCGAGTGTCTTCCAGCACAAGATTTGAAGGTTTCTTATTTTAAAAACATTTTATGATCTCTATTTTTAAAAATTCAAAAGCAAAAGTTAGCGAACGCAACTTATCAGAATTAAGTTATTTTGATGGAGTTAAAACCGGCCAATGGCAAGATGAGGTTTTAGCATACAGAAACGGGAAACTTGAGAAAACCAGTTTAACAGCCATTACACCAAGTGGTATTTTTCATGAAAGGAAATCCCAATTAATTAAACAGCATTCCGGCTTTATTTGTTTGGATATTGATGCTAAGGACCAAATAGCTGAAATTGATATTGAACAAATAAAAGAGGACCAATATACATACGCTGTTCACAAATCAGTTGGTGGTTATGGTTATTGTGTATTTATTAAGATCGTAGGTGAAAAGCACTTGGAATCATTTTTGGGCCTTGAAAACTATTACTTTGTTAATTTCTCAATTGTTATAGATAAATCATGTAAAGATACTTCCCGTTTAAGGTATGTAAGTTATGATCCTGATTTATTTACAAATGATAAAGCCAAAGTATTTAATAAGTATTTAAAGAAAGCTGAGGTAAAACAGAAGCAAGTTAAACAGATCGTTGTTAAATCTGACTTTGATGAAATGGTAAATAAGGCCTCAAATATGAATTTATTTGATAGCTATGATGATTATATTATGTTGGCATTTGCTTTAGTTTCTGAATTTAATGAATCTGGCCGGACCTACTTTCATTCACTTTGTTCATCAAGTTCAAAGTATGATCAACAAAAAGCAGATAAAGATTATACCACAGCTTTAAAAAGAAATGAAAGTGGTATTACAATAGCAAGTGTTTACTATAAATTTAAAGAGGCTGGAATTAATTTAACATCTGAAAGGACCGAGCAAATAAAAGCAATTGTTAAATTATCTGATAATCCAATAGCAACCCTAAAAGAATTAAATATTGAAGATAGCGAGGGCCTTGTTGATAAACTTAAAGTAGAATCCGGATCTAAAACTGATATTGATTTGGTTGTGGACCTAATAAAAATGAATAAAGTTAGGTTTAATGATATAACAAGAAACTTTGAATTTGGTACTGAGGAAATGACTGATCGTATTTTAGCTAAGTTTTATACTCAAGTTTGGACCAAGATAGACGAAAATATAAGTAAGGATAAGATTTTTACACTTATTCAGAACAAAGATAATACAGAAAATTATAATCCAATCCTAAACTGGTTTAAGGAAAATGAAAATTTACCTACAAATAATGAATTTCAAAAGTTGATCAATTGTTTCCAAGTTGAACATTCAATGATGATAGATAATAAAGAAACTATTATTTCCGATTATTTAGAATTGTTCTTAAAAAAGTGGTTACTTGGTTTAATTGGTTCCGCGCATGGTACTTATTCACTTATGATCTTGGTATTAAGTGGTGAACAAGGTATTAAGAAAACTGAATTTTTCAGAAACCTATTGCCACAAAAATTACGCTGGTACTATGCAGAATCAAACTTGGATGAGGGAAAAGATAGTGAGATTTTAATGACTAAGAAATGGCTGATCATAGATGATGAGTTTGGAGGTAAGTCAAAAAAGGATGCTACAAAATTAAAACGGTTATCTTCTCAGCAAAGGTTTTCAATAAGGATGCCTTATGGCCGAGTTAGTGAGGACCTAAATAGATTGGCAGTACTTGGAGGAACATCAAATGATTTAGAGGTAATTAATGATCCAACCGGTAACAGAAGGATTATTCCGGTTAACATGATCTCATTTGATATTGATAGTTATTTGGCCATTGATAAAGATAAGTTATTTATTGAACTTTATAATGAGTGGAAAAAAGACAAAACAGGATGGTTCTTAACTAAGAATGAGGTTAAAATGTTAAATAATACCACTACTAATAACACAGAAGTAATGGCCGAAGTTGAGATCCTGCAAAAACATTTGGATAAATGTATTTATACCCAACTGACAAATACGGATATAAAATTGGCTATTGAAAAATTTTACCCAAGTTTTAGGACCAATACTAAAAGAATTGGTCAAGCTTTGAAAATTTGTGGCTTTGATCAGAAAATGGTCCTAAGTGGAAACAAAATGAAAAGGGTTTATTCATGTCAATTGATAAATGTGTAAATATCGTTTCAATGTTTTCAATACTTTCATCCATTCCTATACACATTTACACATATTTTTTCATTTGTAAAAGTAGTAACGTAAATAAAATATATTGCGTGTGCGCGTGTGTGGGTGCGTGTAAGGTTTAGAAATATATAAATAATCTGTAAATCTGTAAATAATGCCTTGTAAGGCTTATAAAAATTGAAATAAAATTTACAGATGTGCTAAAAATAATCTGTAAAAATCTGTAAAAATCTGTAAATAATGCTTAGAAATTACCAACTTATGGCAATCCAAGCCATCGAAAATAATAAAAGTAAAAATGTTTTACTTCAAATGCCTACCGGTAGCGGAAAAACCTTTACTTTTTGTGAGGCTGCTAAAAGACATTTTGCAGAAAACAGAACAAAAGTATTGATCTTAGTCCACCGGACCGAACTTTTACAACAGGCTTATAATTCACTTGGAGAAAGAACCTTTAAAATTGAAAAGGGAATTAAGCAAATACCACATGATTTTGATTTTTATGTGGGTATGGTAGAAACTTTGTCAAGAAGGTTGGCCCTACTTCCAGAGTTTGGACTTGTGATCATAGATGAGTGTCATATTGGAAACTTTAAGAAAACACCTTTTTTCCATAAGGCCCACACAAAAGTAATAGGAGTAACAGCTACACCGGTGGCAGAAACACCTTTGAGTTTGCATTATAACGATATGATCATGCCAATCTCAGTATCAGAACTAATTGAAAATAATTATTTAGTTAATTGTGATGTTTTTGGCTTCGCTTCGGATTTAGTTTCTAAACAAAACTTTAAAACGATTAGGGGTGAATTTGATGAAAAGCAAATGGAGGACTTTTATTCCTCAGAAAAAATGGTTAAGAATGTTATTGAAGCTTATTGGAAAAAGCTGTCCGGCCAAAAGACATTGATCTTTAATGTAAATATAAACCATAACGAGGCTGTTTATTTAGCTTTTAAAAAGGAAGGATTAAATGTTTATCAGATAACAGGTGAAACACCGGACTGGGAAAGAAAAGAGGTTCTTAAACGTTTTAAAACAGAACCGGATGCTATTATTTGTAACGTTGGAGTATTGACAACCGGCTTTGATGAACCAAGTATTAAGGCTATTATTTTAAATAGGGCCACAAAATCACTTGCTTTATACCTACAAATGATTGGAAGAGGATCAAGATTATTTGAAGGTAAGAAAAAGTTTACTGTTATTGATCTTGGTAAAAATACTTCAAGGCATGGTTTTTATGATGATTTTTTTGATTGGAAAACGTTTTTCCTTCATGGAACTAAAAAGGAAAAGTCTAATAAAGAATCAGCTATGCCAATTAAAGAGTGTCCTTCTTGCGGATATACTTTACACACACGAATAGTTGAGTGTCCAAATTGTAACCATAGTTTTGAGGAAGAAAGAAAAAAACAAATGAAAGAGGAAAAGGAAAAGGAACTTTTTTTACTTACAAGAAATAACCCGATCAAGATACCAAGCCAAAAGTTATACGAATTAGCAGAAGAAAGAGGTTGGAAACCTTATGCTGTACTTCACCGGATAGCGGCCCACATAGTTGATTATGAAATAAAATACGAGCCAATAGTTACGAGGGATTATTCCAACTCAAAGGGCCTTGAGGAACTGGATATTTGGTGCAAAAAATACAATATTAAGAATAATAAATGGCACAAAGATTTGATAATTAACCATATAAAAACAAAATATGAAACAGAAAAAGGAATCCAAGATCCAACAGGAAATAGTAATTTGGTACAGGAACAATAATCTTAATACTAATAACCTTATTTTTTCAGTCCCGAATGAAGGTAAATCTGCAACTGAGCAAATGTATAAAAAGGCAACCGGTATGTTATCCGGTGTTAGTGATCTGATCGTAATTGAACAGGGCCGGATCTTATTTATTGAGTGTAAAGACGAAACTGGTAAACAAATAGAATCCCAAATTACATTCCAAAACAAAGTGGAGGCAAACGGATTTAATTATTATTTAGTTAGGACCTTAGGTGAGTTCATTAAAATTATAGCCCCTTCTAAAATTTAACAAAAATATTTTGAATTAATCAAAAAGATTATTAACTTTGTAAAAAAATAAAATATGGAAAATTTAAAACACACTACAGGAGAATGGACTGCTACTATGGATGATGTATATTCATTGGAATATGGTTTAATAGGAAATATTATATGTGATGCTCCAAAATCAAACAAGTCTTATGAAAATTGGGAAGCCAACGCCAAA